TGTAGCTTAGATCGCGCAGATGCTGCCGCGTAACTCCTTAAACCTTGGTACATATTCCTTGGGTTAGTCCCTAACACTTCTACTAGGGCTATATCGCCAGCTTTGCTCTGTATGTGATCAGTGATCGTAGTTAGTATGTTTCCTTTGCCAAATTCGTTTTCGTAGGCAATCCACGACTCAGCATCTTTAAAGTATATAAAGCGCCTTTCTGATCCCCTGCGAGACAGCTTGGTGCCAAGACCTCTAGGGGTTGTAAAGCCCTTAGCCTTGTTCATACCCCCACTTATAATAGTCTGATATACACTGCGTAACCCTTGCTCTAGCTGCTCGTCATTTAACACATTGCCAGCATCATCGACCATTTGTGACCTGTCTAGCTTACCGTCAAAGTATGCAACATATTCGTCTTCTGTTAGTTTTGATACGGCCTTCATGTCATGGTTTTGCGGCAACAAAAACTTTTCATTCTTGGGTATGTACCCGCCAACCTCGTTAAACTTAACGCGCATGTTTTCAAGCATGGCAGCAAGTTCGTTTTTAGCGGCCTTTACATCAGGGTCATCAACTTTATTGCCGTACACAGCCGACACAAATTCATTGGCCTTATCGTTGTTATTAAATAAACCAAGCCCTTTGGTCTTAAATAGCTGTAGCCCTGTAGCCCACTGTGAGGCAAACTGCTGCGCGTAAACTCTTTGAAGGTAATCAACATTAGTTGATTTAGCTTTTCCAGTGTTATCTTTAGACAATAACGCCTGCAATCCTTTAATTGCGCCATCAGGATGTGACTCTATATACTCTATTGCCTTAGCAGTTCTAATAGCGTCTACTACCTTCTCTCTCTTAGCAATAGACAGGCGCGTTACCATGTCTTTAATAACAGCCTCAGGGTCTTGCGCCTGCTTAATTTCTTCAGCAATCTTCTTGTTGATCTTTGCGCCCTTTAGGGCTTGATCTACACAGTAATCAAAACTAGCCAAGTGAACACCTCATTATTGACTCTAGCCCTTCTAGTTCATCGTCAATTTCTTTAATAACATCTTCGGCACTAACGCGCACAGGAGGTGAATCTGGATCAGCACCCTGCTCAAACAAAACCTTTTCATCCAGCCTGTTGTAATCAACAATCTCCTGATTGTAGTTCCCCGTTTCACCAGCGTCATCTAGTGCTTGCTTCTGCATAGGAGTTACTTTAGCAGCAGGTGCTGGAGGTTTCTTTGGCTTAACAAAATCCTCAGGGCTGTATGTGGCTTTATTCGCTAGCTCACGGTAATCGTCATTCTGTCTAAGGATAGCTATGTCACGGTCGATGTTTTCTTTAAAAATGTCCCTAAATGCTTTGTCTATATCCTTTTGACTCATTAAGGGGTCAGCCGCAAAACGATCCCTCACGTCTTGCAAGTCCTTTAACTTGGCAATATCATCTGGATTAGTGTTAGCTATTTCGTTATCTAACGCCTTTATAGCAGAATCCTTTGCTTCATCTAAAGAGTTTAATAACTTGCCGCTGTATTTAGCATAACTTTGTAGCGCTAGTTCTGCGGCCCTAAAGCCTTTTTGTAACCGCAGTTGTTGAGCAGTTCTTTCAAGCGCAAATACCGCCTCTCTTTCAGGGGTAATAGGCTGTAAAATAAAGTCATCGAGTTGCTTTTGTGCAGCTTCAGGTAATATGCCTTGATCTAATCGACTTAACGATGCTTCTGCTTTTGCAGCAACGTCAGTACGGGCAAGCTCTTCCTTAACCCTATCAATTTTAGTTTGTATTCTAGCCTTTTCTTCTTGTTGCACTCTTTTTTTGGCAACTCTAGCGGATTCACCTTTTTTAGCTACAACATTAACTGGCGGCTTGTCAGCTTTTTTAAGATCAAACTCTAACTGATTAAGATCTGTACGCAGTGCTTTAACTTGTCCTCTACTTAATTTCTCCCCAGCAGGCCCTATCAGTTTAACTCTTTGCTCTGCAATTAACTGTGCTTTAAATGCCTGTATGTTATTAGCTGTAGGCATAACCCCGTCTATAGGGCGCGACAACTCGGGATTAAAAGTGTATCCAGCCCGAGGAAAGGGGGAACTGTTTGCTAGTGCAGCACTAGATGCGTCAGCGGTTTTAGATAGATAACCAGCGAGTCCCTCAACACCGCCCCCCAAGATACCCGCTGTAATAGCTACTGTTCCAATGGCTGTTAGAGCATCTTCTACCTCATAAGGTGAGCCTATAGTTTGTTTGTGCGCGTACACCAAAGGCTGTATAGCTGCTTCTGTAACGGCCCCTATGCCAGCAGCATTCCTTGCCCCTAGCCCAACCCTAGCTAATGTAGTTAATCCACTAGCCGCTAATCCTGGGCCAGTAAAGCCCATTGTAGCTAGGTTAACAGGGTCGCCCATGTAACCAACCATCATGCCAGTAACCATACCAAAACCGCTGCCGCGATCAATTACATCCTGATTATATTCATTTCTGGACGCTATTAGCTCTCTGCGCTCATCAAACAATTCCCTATCTGTCTTGATTAAACCTGTGTCTTCAGCAAATAAATTGTAATTAAAGTTGCCATACTCATCTGTATAACCCTCAAGATTAACAGACCCTTTATTCTTGATTTTTTTTAGCTCGTCAACACGCTGATAATACATTTGGTTGTTGTAGGCAAATGACGTAGAGCGCTCATTGTCGCGGACGTAGTCATAACTAGTCCCAAAGGTATCTAGGAATCCTGGGTCTGGGTTCTCGTAATAAGCCTCAGGCACGGGCGACAAACGTAACGACTCTCGATCACCTACATTAGATAGCAGAGGCATAATTAGTTCCTCGGTATACTAGAGCCAGGAAGGAATGGTATGTCTCGTGAAGTCCTAGCCATTCCAGGGGCACCAGCCGCAAACTCTTCAGCGTATTCTTTGCTCAGCTGATCTTTTCTTTCTTCTGTCTCAGGACTCATCATGCCATCAATAACAGCCCTGTTAACTGTAAACACTAGTGGGTTTAATCCATCAAAAATGCCAAACCCACTGCCAGGCTGTATGACATACCTGTCATTTGAAATAGCTTTTATCCTGCTGCCTTGTCTTATTAAAGTTAAGTCGCGCTCTAATTGTTCTGGCGTTTTTTCTTCCGACGATAACTGTTGTAAGGTGGCTACATCCATGTTGTCAAAGTAACCCTCTAACTCATCGTCAGTTACATTATAAGGCAGTATTGTTTTGTGGTTTCTTATTGTAGGTACATTACCAACAACAGACTTTACTGCCTGCCTAAAGTCACTTGCATTAACAGCATACGAACCCTGCCCTGCCATAGAAGCATATATTGCTATAGATGCATCTAACATATCTTTATAATCTTGATCTGGCAGCGTGTCAGAGCCAACTACGTTATTGAAAGTTGTTTCGAACGTATAGGCTGCCCCATCAATAAACTTAGTAGCATTTGCGTTCAATGCGGCTTTACCATCGAATATTTGCGTTCGCACATTGCTGTTAGGGTGCGCTGCACCTTGTGCATATACGCCTTGGTTCTTATCTGAAAACTTACCCCAAATAAATGACCTTGGCCCATAAGCATTAGCTAACTCAGCTTGTGCTGTAGGCTCTAACTCAGGCCATGCTTTAAGCAGCGCATCTACTTGAGAGTCAGTTAATATAGGAACATTAACGCCCTGGAACTTACTAGCAATGCTTGCTTGTTCATAAGCCACCGTTAATTGTTCTTCTGTTGGGTTGAGCAAATCCATCTCAACAGGCTCTACAATTCCCTGCGCAATGGAGAAAGCAAGAGGGTCTGCATTGAGGGCGGTCTGTATTCTCTTATCTATTGCTAACATATTTGTTGCTAAGTCAGCAGTTTCAGGGCGCTCAAGGGCCAATGCTAATAACCTGTCTCTGTCCGCTGCGCTACTGGTTGCATACAAAGCTGACTGTTCTGCATTAGACAGTTTCTTTCTTTGTTCTGGCGTAGCAGCCATAGACCTAGCTTTTGTTAGGTCAGCAATAGGGACTTCAACACCTAAACCTAACTGTGTAGTTACTCCATCTACAAAGTCTTTTGCTTCTTGTGTTGCTACAGCATTAACAGCAGTGTCGCGTGATTTTTTTCTGTTTAATTGTGCCTGTTGCTTTTGAATGAAGGCATTCTTATCGTCTTCAGTATACCAAGAAGGGCTTTTTGCAGACTCAAACTTTGTAAGCTCTTGCATAGCAGCAGGGATGCCGCCTTCCCCATCTGCAATACGTTGCAGCTTACCAGCTAACTCAGACTCTTTAACTGTTTTTCTTAACAGTTCTTTCCGATCTTTAGCTTGGCTTTTTTGCTCAGAGGATAAAACAGACAGACTACCAACTCTTGCGTTGTACTTTGCAATGTCCTCAGTCGGATCTTCTCCGTTAAAAACACGCGACGCAATACTCTCTAAGTTATCCTGTAAAACGTCTTGGCCTTGCGTAATTTGATCAGCAATGTCATTAGCGCGTTTATTTGATCGCAGTTTTTCTGTGTTATTAAAGATAGAGTTGGTAAGAGAGTCGCCAACAAGACCTTGGTATTCAGGACTAACCCCAGAAACAATGCCTTTTGCAGCCTCTGTAGCTAACTGATTGAATAGTTCTGGGTTATCTTTGTTTTCATCAAACAACCTGTTTAGAGTGGTCTGAGCATTACGGTCAACGCCATCTAAATACTGTTGTCTAATAGCCTCATCATGTATTGCTATTTGTTCGTTGTATGCAGCATCACCCCAGCCGAAGCCACTTTTCATCTCTATCTTTTCACGAGTAACTTCACCAGTTACAGGGTCAACAGTAGTAGCCTCATCAATGGCTTTCTTAGCCTTTTCAGGAGCCTCAGCCGTAGCTATCTTCTTACCTATTGCAGTACCAACAGATGCAGCAGTAGCGCCCAACCCTGCTAATGCCTGCATTCTTTGCACACCAGACTGATCTATGCCAGTAGCTGTAAAGCCGCCATATCTTTTAATGGGTTGTATAGCCATCTTTTACGAGCCGCCTTCTTTCGGTGTGCTAAGTTCATTCTTAATTGTCCCACCAGCCGCAATTAAATCTGGAACAGCGTTTAACAACGTACTTGTTGCCTTAGTGTAACCAGCCGCCTTAGCTGCTTGACCAGACCTAATAGTCTGCGCCCTTGCCAGCTTGCCACTTAAAGAAATCCCTCTTTCACTTTTCCCTGATTGTTGTGCGCTATACAAGCCTATGCTTTTTGGCGTTTCGCCCGTGTAACCCGCAGTTGACGCGGCAGCAACCATTGCACCTAACTGCCTGTTAAGCTCCTCTCGACGGGCTAACTCCTCTGACTCGGCCTGTATTTTTTCTTGCCTTGCCTGCTCTTTAGCAGCGTCTTCTGCGGCTTTACCCGCTTGAACAGAGCCATACACGCTTGTTGCCGTTGCTGCTATCGTTGCTACAGCAGCTACTACTACAAAAGACATTACACTACCTCCGGCTCGACCAGAGCCTGTTCTATTTCATCTATATCAGTTAATTCAGTTGGGTGAAAGGTAATCCATGTACAGTCTGAGTGTGCATAAATGACTCTTTTTGTTCCAGGCAATGTCTCACCCAGAAATGGCCCAGTAATATCTTCTCTCTCATGTACGCTAACAACAGAGCATTCACCGTGCAATACACTGTAGAAATGGCGGGTCTTATGCTTTGCCCCTACTACACACGTTTGAGCAGGCATAAACATCTCTCTAGCATACATACCATCTGAAAAATGATGGCGTACAGTGACATCAGCTTGAGGATATTCTTTAAGTCTATCCTGAAACTCATATATCTTGTCTTGTACTGCTAGGTTCACGATGACTCAACCTCGTACTCAATTGCTTGTAGGTGGATAGGAGCAGGGTCTGGTACTGTAATCTCAGGTACTACGTCTATACCCCAGCCTTTACCACCATTGTTGTCTTGTATAATACCAGTTCTAACCTCAAACGGTGTACCTAATGGACTATCTGCTGTCTGGCCAAAGTTTCTGACAGCTACAGGGTTGCCGTCTATGTAGATACCAGCACTTTCATACATGCGTAGGTTCATGCGGTTAATACGCTTTTCTCGCATAACATTGTTTGCACCAGCCTGTGAGCTAGTGTTCAGCGGCATAGGTACAATCTTAGGCACAAAGTTAAGTCCTATCTCTAGGTCTAAGTTACCACCTGACAACTCTTCTGCCGTGAGGGTAATAGTGCCTGTACCAGATACAACACGCTTATCGAGGTTGTTACCGTTACCAATAACACTGACTGTTGCTCCGTTAAGATGCTGATGGCCCAGGCTAACTGTTGTACTGCTCTGGTTTGTTAGCTTGATAGAGGAGTCGAGTAAGTAGTCAAAGCTCCAGCGATCTAGTGAGTATCTAAAGTTAACGCCTGATGTAATAAACCGACTAATAACATATAGCTCATTCTTTACTACAGAAGCAGATACTAAGAATCTTGATGCTTCAACACCATCAATAACGTAACCACTCTTAGCGTTTGTGTACCGTGTAAAGCCGTTAATGTCTTGTGCGCGTACAGTGTTGAGTACAGCGGCATTGCCGTCCTCATTGATGATAAACACCCAGTTAGAGTCTTCTGACGTTGTGCCAGACAATACAGCTACATCGAATGGGTTAGAAATTAAGTGAGAAGACAACACGGATATATCATTACTTGTATAGGCATCCTCATTAAAGCTATACACAAACTGACGTAATGTCTGACCATTTTGGTCAACAAATAGTGTAGCACCATCTAAGGACTTGGCTTCTAGGTATCCAGAGCCGTGTTGTGTCTGCGATACAATGTCGATAGTAGATGGCGTACCACCTTTCACCAAGAACTCTGCACCAGTAGTAAACACTTGTAGCCCACGATCAGAGTTAATGTCTACTATTTCTGTTTGCGCCCTAGCGGTAAGGGTAACAAAGATACCTTCATCGTCATCACCTTCTTCAAAGAAGTAATCAAAGAAAGACCCTGACTTAGATGCAAACAGGCTTTGCTGTTTAGACTTAGTGCCACCTAGCCACAGTCTACCACCGTGGAATGTACCCATCTTTGGGTAGCCGCGTGTAGCACTCCATACATCTTCTTTTCGTGGAGAACCATTTTGGCTTTTTGTAAATGTTAATACCTGGTTGGCGTTACTTATACCGCTTGTAGGAAAGCCAGTATATAGCTCAAAGTCTTTTGTTGATTCGCCACTAACAGTAACCGTGTATTGCATAACACCAGTGCGAGTAACTGATACACCAGTCTCACCATACACAGGCATTTCTTGTAGATTCTTTTCTAAGTTAAATCGCGTTGAACTTTGCTGGTTTGCATTAGCATCCCCAGCGAACGTAATGTTTTTACTTAACACCCCCTCAACGTCAATCTGATATGTGTCACCTGTCTTAACATGACTGCCAAATGTTAATATTTGCACATCATTTACAGGCGTAGGACTAGTTGCGTCATCATAGTCAAACTGCGGCACATTAGAAAAAGGAATGTCATCAATAGCAAACGAACTAGCTATGTTGCCAGTGTTAATAATTCTTTTAGGTGGATGTTCCTCATGGAACAATAGCATGACGTTCTCTGTCTGTACGTCACGCACCCTAGCGATCTCGTTAAAGTCATAGGGTAGAGGCAGGTTAGCTATTAGAACAGTATCTGTGATCGTGCTGTGCGGTATACGGTAGATAGCTAAGTTGCCAAAAGAAGGCGGGTTAGTTGGGCTTACAGTGCCTGATGATGGCGCTCCACCAGTAGCCACACACAGGTAGTGCCTGTCAGTCTCAATGCTGAAGTCAAAGGTCTTAACGTCAGAGAAGCTAAGGTTGTCGTATATGACATGCAAACCAGTTAGCTCGACTTTCTGAGAGCCTAAATCACCTGTATCACCTGTACGCACAAGACGCACATACGGTGTAGCCACAGTATCTGTAATCTTAGTTCTTAGCGATGTAGGTGCAGACGTTACTGTAATGCTTGCGCGATCAGTCCAGGCAGTGCCGTTAGACGATGTTTGCACCTTAAATACAGACGTATCAGTGTTAACCAAAGTAAGCTGTATGTTCTGCACATCGATAAAGACAATGCCTGTAGTGGTGCTGCTTAAATCATATTGAGCAACAATATAATCAGCATTTGCGCCTGTGCCTAAAACACCAACATTAGTTGTAGTAGTACCCTTAGTAGCCTCACTAAAGTCGTTTAGGTTAGCTGGTGTGCCGCCTCTTGGCATGGTTGCCGTAAACTGGGTGCTAAGATATGCGCCCATAATGTTAATAGGCTTATCAATATGCTCTGTGCCTGGCCGTCTTTTAACACCACCCTGCGGCACAATGACTACGTTCTCAGCAGTCTGTAGGCCAGCATAGTATTGATTAAGGTCTGTACGTCCCTTTAGTAGAGGCGATAGCTCACCGCTAGTAAAGCTGGCTTGCAGGAATTGTGACTCAGCCATTAGTACCTCACATTAATAAATGGTTGGCTTCTAAGCGGCTCCGTTGGGTATTGTTGTGAGTCAGTGTAACGTGCCATACGAGATGCGTTCTCGTACTTAGCAGCGTTAACTTGTGCTGATGCAGCACTGTCCCTGATAGAAGGCGCAAAGTCCATTGCTAGTGCGTACTCGATCATCTTAGCAAAGTAAACAGGCCATTCACCTTCAGCCACGTTTGCTATGTAATCAACGTACAAAGGCCCAGATGTATTGGCATACACCTTGTCGCCATAGATTCTGTATTGTATTGCAGGGTCTAGCTTAACTACGTTAATCAGGTCAGCAGGAAGCTGATAGATGTTTTTGTAGTCATTACCTACTGGAGTTTCTGTAGTAAGGGCTAACTGCGCTAATCGTCGAGCAAAGCCCCAGCGATACTTAGACATCTCAGCCTGCACGATGTTGTCGTACAAGTTGTTAGCTACGGTTTCTGCGCGTGTGTTACCACTTAATGATGTGACAGGCAGGTCGCCAATCAAAATCAAGGCGTTAGAAATTAACTTAATTTTCTCTGCCATACTAACCTCAGTAAGAAAGGGGGCCGTAGCCCCCATTCAGTTTTACGCGGTAATTACTGTACCAGCGGCACAAACAACGGTAGTACCGTTATTTGATTCAACATAGGAAATACGTCCAGTAGGAGTGCTTCCAGTAGTACCGATAACCAGCAGAATGTCGCCGGCGCTCAGTTCCGCTGCTGCGTTAGCAAAGTAGTTAGTGTCAGCTACAACCGCTGAAGTAGCTTCAGTAGTTGTGTACTGCCAAGTAGCACCACCGTTGCCAGAACCGCCAATGCGGGATAGATCAGATCGAACAAAAGCCATGATAGTCTCTCCTTATGCAGTTTGAGTGTATTGAACTTTAACCAAACCACCTTCGTCGCGAACAACAGAGCCAGCCTTCAGCATGCCGTTACACAACCAAGAAGTACGCTCGGCTACCCAGTCGATCTCGGTCTTCATGTCGATACCGAGGGCAAGGCCCACAGCAGGACGCTGGAAGAAGTAAGAGTCAACTACGTTAGCAGCAACAGTCAGTCCACCTTCTACGCGAGACTCAAGAATTACAAACTTGAAGCCAGCCAGAGTGTCAACATCACCGTTTACGAGTGCTTTAATAGCTTGATAGTCAGAAGAAGTTGCCTTCTCGTCGTTCAACAGTCCACCTAGACCCAGTGCGTTTACAGCAGCAAACAGCTCAGAGTTAGGAACACCTTGGTCGCGTAGCTCAACCTGGGCTTTAATTACTTTAGCCATGTTCAGGTTAGAAGCGTTGCCACCTACGTTGGTGCCAATAGTTGATGTCAGAGGAGTAGAAGCATCCATAGCGTCGATAACAAGCTGGTCAGTACGACGACCAAGAGCACCAGCAATAGTGTTAGCCAGTTCCTGCTTCTCATCAAAGTTGACATCTTGAGCATCAAACATGTCAGTGTACTCTGGAGCATTCCAGTTGCTTAGAGTGGCAGTCTTAAATTCGTGCGCCACATCCATAGGAGTTACCAAGTCAGAAGTAGACTTCTGGTTAGCAAGACCTTTACCCATACGACGAAACTTGTAAGTGTCGCCAACTACATTGTTGCGCTGTGTTACAGCACCTTTCAGCAGGCCCATGCCCTGATAGGCATGTTTAACCATACTGTCAAACTCCGTGACCGCCACGGCTGATAGATTTTTACTCATAGTAGATTCCTCGAAAAAGAGTAAATTAAAAAGTTTTTCAAGGTTTTTGCTGAGTACCCAGTAAATTGGTCAGCATCCAACCTAATTTACTGGGCCTTAAAGAAAGGGTATCCAGTTTTTGAATTATACCCTGAATACCCCTATTGGATCAACCAACAGTGCGTTGGTGCGGCCTGTCGCCACCAAAGTCTTGCATCATCTTCTGTATTTTTGCTTCATGGCTTCTATCAACACTACGCAATAACCCACCATGCTCATCTTTCTTGAACATTTCAGCCTCAATGTCTGACCATGTAAGACCTGTAGGGCTTTCACCACCGTCAATAGGTAGCTTAGTAGGGGCTGTAGCGGATACAAGCATCTCAATTAACTGCACTGATTCTGCTGTAGTTACTAGGTCACGGGCTACATCAAAGTCTTCAGCACTCATGTTGTTCTTCATAAACCCTTCAATGGTCTTGATGCGCTGCTGTGCGTTATCCCCTAGCTTCGCTAACTCTTGCTCCTGCTCAACCTGCTCTACAGCCTCAGATTGTGCGGTTAACAGTTCCCATGCATCGTTAAATGCGTCCTGAGACATGTTGGTCTTGTTAGCAAACTCGGTCAGTTCCTCTAGCAAAGCATCACCAGACTCTACACCTTCAGGGCCAGCATAGCCGTCTTTAGGTGCGCCTGTAAATCCACCAAACTTCTTCTCTAGCTCTGTATACGCTTTAGCCTGTTCTGCAACAGACTTGTACTTGGTAGGGTTGTACCACTCAGGCATATCGCCTGCACCCTTGATACCTTCTGATAGAAAGTATTCACCTTCACTTAACTC